GTGGACGGCCTCACGATGCGCTCGTTGTTCGTCATCTACACCGAGACGGAAGTCTGGGCGGCCGAGCAGACGGGCACGCAGGCCGTCTTCCAGTGGCAGCAACTGTTCGGCAACGGCGGCCTGATCGCCCCGAACTGTGTCGTAGACGTTGACGGTGTCCACTACTGCTTCGGCCCGACCGACATCTACAAGCACGACGGCACCACCAAGATATCAATCGTTGACAAGCGGAACCGTGACACGATTTACCGGAACCTGAACGTCAACGCCTCTGAAGCGTGCTTCGCCCAGTATATCCCGCACCTAGACGCTGTCCTGTTCGGTTACCAGACGGGAGACACCTCGTTTTTCTTCAACAAGGCGGACAGGTGTAACGCAGGCGCCCTATACGATCTCACGAACGACACCTGGAGCTTCGTAAACCTCCCGAACGTCGCTGGGTTCGCCATGGCCAACACCGACTCGGTTTACACCTCCGCGTCTATCCCTGCGGGCGTCACGTCGGCCAACTGCGGCGGCTCCAGCTACGATCAGTTGAACACCCTTCGCAAGTCGGCTGTAGCTGTCTCTGCCTCGCTTAGTGGCCAGATTACGAACAGCCGGCTCCTGGGCTACGACTATGTAACCCTGGGCTGGATGACATACGCCTGGGCGGCTGAAGTAAACCCGCCGATGTTTGTGGAGCGGACGGGCATAGCCCTCGACCAAATGGGCTCAAATCTGACCACCTACAAGCGCATCAGGCGCCTGTTTCCTCAGGTTGAGATTTTCGACAACGTCCCGATACGCGTGGAGATCGGCTACTCCAATACGCCCTCTGGTGTCGTCACCTGGGGTGCGCCGGTCAGCTTCAACCCCACGACGCAATACAAGGTGGACACCATTACAGGTGGCCGTTACCTCGCAGTTCGCTTCTCGACGGCTACGCTCGTGGACTTCGCGATTGTGGGCTTTGACTGTGATGTGAGCGACGGAGGCCATCGGTGACAGCCAACGTCGTCTTCTCAAGTATCCCCCCAACGCCCCCTCAGGGCGCTACACCGACACTAGAGGGGTCAGGGGCTCAGGTGTGGGCCGATCAGCGCGTCAAGGGCCTGATACGGTCGGTCCTCGGGCTGATCCAGATGGCCGTCTGCAACGCCACGAAGGCGCCTACAAGTCCCGCAGACGGCACCACGAAGCTCTCCAGGTGGCCCTGGTGGCCCGTTTCAGGCCAGACGGCGGACGCGTGGGTTTTCTTCGACCAAGCCGCCGCTATCTGGCGCCTTACTTCGACAGCACCAACTTCAACACACTGAGGCCAATGCCCCCTTTCGTCATTCTCGCACTCCCCCGTAGCCGAACAGCGTGGCTCAGCCACTTCCTGACATACGGCCCCTGGGTGTGCGGCCACGAAGAGTTGAGACACTGCCGCTCGCTGGAGGACGTAAAGTCCTGGCTTGATATGCCCTTCACAGGGACTTGCGAGACGGCCGCGGCACCTTACTGGCGGACGCTGCTGAAGCTGAGGCCTGATGTTCGAATTGTCGTCGTCCGAAGGGACGTTGAAGCGCCCTTTAAGTCGTTCCTGAAGATACCTGGGACGACGTGGGACGAGCCGGCCCTACGCGCGCAACTGCGCCATCTGGACTGCAAGCTAAACCAGATCGTGAAGCGTGTCCCGAACGTCCTTGAGGTTCAATTTGACGACCTCACAGACGAGGCCACCTGCGCGCGCATCTTCGAGTTCTGCTTAGAGATGCCTCACGCCTCTCCGCGCTGGCAGCAACTCGCCCCAATGAACATTCAATGTAACATGCCGATGATCCTGCGCTACTTCAGCACGCACATGCCGCAGTTGTTCAAGTTCTCGGCGCAAGTGAAGCAGGACACGCTAACATGGCTCTGATGACCAGGCTCATGACGGGCCTGGATGTCGAGCCGCTGCTGAAGCAACTAGCTGCGCAGCCCCATCTGTGGTTTGAACGGCCGGACAGGCTCCTAGGCAATAGCCCTCACAGGGAAACACGCGACATCTGGGTTCGCTATATGGACCCTGCACTCTGCGCGGCCCACGACTTTACGACTCCGCATACGTCTATCTGGCTTCCTGGCGCGTCTTTAATACCAGCAGTGCGGGACCTTCACGCCGCCGTTACGCCTCCAGGCGCGGACATCGGCGGTGTGCTGATAACGCGCATCCCGCCGGGGAAACAAGTCTACGCGCATCACGATCAAGGAACGTGGCACGCTGAGTGGTTCACGCACAAGGTGTGGATACCGCTGCGTGCCAACGACGAATGTATCAACCGGGTTGAACACGAGCAAGCGGTTTGGCGACCGGGCGAGGCGTGGACCCACGACAACTTGCGCGTTCACTCGGTGGAGAACCACGGGGAAACGGAGCGGATTGTTCTGATCTGCTGCTTCAGAAAGGACTAACGACATGCCTTGGAGTGTAGCCGCGGCAGCGGTAGGCGCAGTTGGCGCCATTGGTGCGGCGTCTATGAGTAAGGGCTCGGGCTCTGGCGGTTCCTCAGCAGGGACGAGCCAATCCGGACCTTGGGCTGGGCAGGTAGGCTACGACAACAACGCCATGATGGAGGCGCAGAGCGTCTACGGTCAGCGTCAGGCTCAAGGCCCCTTCACGGGCGAGATGGTTGCCCAGGGCACCCCTGGCCAGACCAACGCGGCGGGGGTGGCCGAGAACTTCAACCAAGGCCCTGGCGCCAACATACCCAACTACACGGCGGGCACTGCGGGCACCCTCATGGGCGCTGCAAGCCCCTACGTGCAAAACGCGGGTAACATCGCGGCCAACGGCATCGCCGGCCCTAACCAAGGCCTCTACGGCACCCTACAAAACTACAGCACGGGCGCTAAGGCCATTGCAGGCGCTTCGGCTCCCCTCTCCACGGCTCTGAACTCCGCCGCAGTCTCTGGCGCGAACTCCCTTCAGGGGTTCCAGAACACGCTCACGAGCGCTGCCAACAAGGGCCTTTCAGACCCCACGCAGCAGATTGAGCAGAACGCGCAAACCTACGCGAACGCTCCTCAAGTTCAGAACTCGGTCAACGCCACCAACGCGGCCATCAACCAGACCCTGAACGAGTCCACGCTGCCTACCCAGAACCAGCAGGAAGCCTCCGCTGGAGCGCTGAACAGCTCGCGCTCGGGCATGGCCGAGGGTATGGCGCGGCAGAACGCGGCGACCACCGAAGGGCTGGCCGACGCCAACATCTACAACAACGCCAACAACACCGGCATGGCGCAGGCGGGCAGCCTCTACACCGCAGGCCTCAACACCGCGACCCAGGCGGGCATGTTCGGCTACAACGACGTTGCGAACAACGCGAACACGCAGGCCCAGCAACAGATCGGCCTCAATGAGGCCAACACGACAAACCAGATGGGCGCCGCGAACGCCGGCCTCACGCAGGGCCTGAACTATTCGAACGCCGACATCAACGCCAAACTGAACGCCAACTCGCAGTTGGGCAACGCCACAAACATGGGCGTCAACGCGGGCACAGCCGCGACCACCCAGGCGGGCAACAACTTCAGCCTGGGCGCCGCAGCAGGCACTCTCCAGCAACAGCAACAGCAGGCCGCGGACACCAACGCCTACGACGTCTGGGGCAACAACAACACCTACCAGCAGGGCATCCTACAGCAATACTTCGGTATCGTCGGGGCACCTCTGGGGACGAGCGGCGCTACTACGCAGACAGCGCAGGCCCCCTTCAACCCCGTTGGTATGGCGGCTGGCGGCGCTTCGGCGGCCTACGGTTTGTATAAGAACTACAAGCAGAACCAACAGGGGCAGCAGGCCAACTATGGCAACGCCCCGGCCGGTGGCTACGCCCAGTATGGCGCGGCGCAGTCCGGCCTCTACCAGCCACCTACAGGCGCAGGCGGAACCTCCGCCAACTACTACTAAGGGAGACCGCTTATGCCTCTAGGAATGGGTCTCAGCTCAATCCAGCAGCTACAGGCGCTCGGCATCCTGCCACAAGAGCAGACGCCGCCGGCGCCGCAGATGCCGCCTTCACCAACGCCGACACGGCCCCCCCTGGCCGCTTCCCCAATGGACGGTATGGGCGAGGCGTCTATGCCTATGCCGCCTGGGGCCACACCTACGGCCGCGCAGGCTCAGGCCGCTACGCCAGGAATGGGCAACATCGCCGGCGCGCTCATGCCTGCCTTAACGCAGTCTGACGACGCGCGGCGCGCCGCCGCCGCGCCGGACGCAGCTTCCACGGTGCAAGCCTTGGACGCCGCCAAGGACGCTACAAGCCCACCTCAAGGCCTCTACGGTCCACCTAACGCCCCAGCAGGCCCCCCGCCGCCCCCTCAAGGCCTCTACGGGCCTCCTCAGGGTGCTCCCGCTAGTGCTCCCGCCCAGACGGCTCCTACGCCGCCTGTGGCCCCTCCAGGGCCTGTAGCGCCCCCTCAGCCTATGACGGCGACACCGGACGCTTCCGCTCCGGAGCCTCAAGCTCCTCAGGCACCCCAAGGGCAAGCGCCGGCCAGTGGCGGGAAATACGCGCCAGCCCAAATCACGGCGGCGCTGATTAAAGCGGGCGTGCCACCTGACGACGCCAACACGTTGACGGCCGTTAGTGGCGCCGAAAGCAGCTACAACCCCAGCGCGGTCGGACCAAAGAACCGTAACGGCACAACCGACTACGGCCTGTTTCAGATTAACTCCGCCCATGGCGACCTCAACCCCGCCAGCTTGCCCGGTGCTGACTTGGATACCCAGGCGCAAGCCGCGGCGGCGGTGTATAAAAAGGAAGGCCTGGGTGCTTGGAGCACGTATAACGACGGCCGCTACAAGACCTTTATGGGGGGCACGCAGTTCGCAGGCCCCGGAGCGCCACCTTCGGGCTCACCTTCAGGCAACCTTCAGTCAGCCCAAAACGCCATGGGCGGCGGCCTCTCCAACCAAGCCGACGCCATCGGGATCAACCCCGACGAGATCATGAGCATGGCCACGAAGCTGGGCTACAAGCCTACGGACAACCTGACCGGCCCCGGCGACAAATACATCGCGATGGGCCTGGGCATGATGGGCGGCCGGACAATGGCCGACTCGTTCAAGAACGCGGGCGAGGCATACCAGGGTATGCGTGGGCAGGACATTGCCATGCGCGAGAAGCAGAACAGCAACGCAATGTCGATGGCTCAGGTGGGCATCAACGACGCCCGTATGAACCAACAGATGCGGATGCAGGCGGCGCAGAACGCTCTGGGAAACAGGCGTGCGGATCAGCAGCAAGTCTACCAGAACGCCATGCTCGGCATCAAGCAGGAAGGTCAGGCGAACGCTACGGCGCGCGTTGACGGCACGGCCGCGGCCAATATCGCGGGCGCCAAGGAAGCCAGCGCGGACGTTCAGGAACTCATGGACGGCCAGCAGGCCGGCACCTTGCAGATGCAGAAGATTGACCAAGTCCAGAAGCTTCTCACCTCCGGTCAGGTATCCCCAGGACCGACAGGCGCCGCCCAGATGAAGACGGCGCTGGGCAACCTGCTCGGAGTGTCAATCAACGGCGCCGATCCGAACGCCAACCAGATGCTTCAGCAGGCGATCTCGTCAGCCCGAGGCAGTGGCATCATGGGCAAGAACATGCGCACGCAGAAAGAGTTCGACACCGTCATGCAGGGGATGCTGAACTTCGACAAGCAGGGTCCCGAGGCGATGGGGCAGGTGCTCAACTCGCTCCGGAACATCTCCGACCAGCGTATCCAGGCGGGGCAGGCTTTCTACAAGCTCCCTCAGGATCAGCAGACGAAGATGCGGCGTGACCCAGTCGTTGTCGGTAAGTTCATGCAGGATCAGGCCGACAAGTGGTCTCAGACCATGAACCAAGGCGGTGGCATGTATACCGCCAAGGACCCAACGACGGGCCTGGGCTTCACGATCCACTAACGTAACGGAAGGGCCGTCATGGCACAGATTTCCTTTGAGATGCCGGACGGCTCTTCCCAAACGGCTACAGTTGACGACGGGATCAAGTCGCTCCCACCAGAGCAGCAGGCTGCCTTCGTCAATCACATCCGCGAGACCGCTCTGGCCGCGAAGGGTGTGACACCGGGGGGCGAGAGCCCTAACGACTCATTCGGTAATGATCTGAAAAGCGCTGCCGGGACCGCAATGTCCGATGCAGGCTCACTCGCGCAAGGCGCCGGGTCAGCATTAGGCAGCAGCACCCTTACCGACGCGGGCTCATGGCTCCGCTCAAACGCCCCTCAGCCAGCCCCCGGATACACCGGGCGCGGCGGGGACTTCACCAAGGACATTGGAAATGCTCAGTATCTTCGGGCTGGCGGTGACTTACTTCATGGGGCAGCTTCCGGCTCAGCCGAGTCCCTTGCTGAACTCGGTGCCGGAGCCGTTGGCGGCGCCATGGGTGGCCCCCTCGGAGCAGCAGCAGGCGCTGGCCTCGCTGGCGGAGCCTTCAGCCTCGGCCGTGGCGGTAGATTACGTGCTGGGCAGAACGCCGTAAGTGGCTCCGACCTCGCAGCCGCAGCACCAAGCGCTGCCCTCGATGCAGGCGTTGACGCAGTTACCATGGGACGCCTCCCAGGCGGTATGCTTACCCGAGCCGGTGCGATGGGCGCTGGAGGTGCAGTTCACTCAGCGAATGATCAGTATGACGCTACAGGCAGGATCGATCCCTCCCAAGTAGTCAACGACGCGGCCTCAGGCGCAGCGACAGGCGCCCTTGCCGAGGCGGTTCCGGCCGCACGCAACGCCGGCAAGGGCGCCGTCGAGAACATCATGTCTCGTTCGGCCAAGTATCAGCCCGGCAGTGACGCTTCGGCTAACGTCGGCGCGCGCGTGATGCAGGACTTGGAGGCGCGCAAGGCGAACGCCTCAAACGTCCCCGGTGCGCCTAGCGATTGGAACAGCATCGCAAACAGCCTGAAGAGCGACTACAGCGTAGACGCCCGGCAGCGCATCGCGGACATTAGCGACAAGAACGCGCGAATGGTGGCTACAGCGGCCTACGAGCAGGCCCTCAGGCACAACAACACCACCAGTGATGACCTGACGTCAGCACTCGGCCAGCTTGACAGACTGGATCACGGCCTTTCGGACGAGCAGGCAGCGGGCCTCAAAGACCGCCTGATGGACCTCAACGCCATCTCCCGCCAGAGCTTCAAGGGCTCCAACGTGGGGCCGCTCCAGAGCTTCCTCGGGGCCGCTGGACGCTACTCAGGGATCGGCGCCGGCTTTGCGGCTGACGGTGGCGTGGGCGCCGCTATCGGCCTCCTCGCGGGCCACAGTCCCATGGGCAACGTCGGCAGCAAGATCGGTGGTGGCATCGGCTCCCTCGGGGACCGTATGCTGGGAACTTCCGTTCCCCCGGCAATCCTCGCCGGGCTGGCCGCCAAGCGGTATCTGAAGGGCGCCGACGTGGCCCCGGTAACGCCGTTTCAGGCAACCCCAGAACCGGCACCGCCGGCGCCCGAGCCTACTGGCCCCTACGGGCCGTCAAGCAAGGCCCCTGCCGGGGGCTTCGGGATCATAGGCAGGCAGCAACTGGCGTCCGAGTTGCTCTCCCGGCCGGGTGGCCTGACTTCCCCCTTGGCTCCTATTCCGAGGGTTGCTCCACCGGAAGCCCCTGGCCTGACTTCGCCCTTGGCTCCTATTCCCAGGGTTGCCCCTCCAGGCGCCCCTGGCCTGACTTCGCCAGTGGTAGCTCCCCCTAGGGTTGCCCCTCCAGGCGCCCCTGGCCTGACTTCGCCAGTGGTAGCTCCCCCTAGGGTTGCCCCTCCAGGCGCCCCTGGCCTGACTTCGCCAGTGGTAGCTCCCCCTAGGGTTGCTCCACCGGAAGCCCCTGGCCTGACTTCGCCAGTGGTAGCTCCCCCTAGGGTAGCTCCTCCAGGCGCCGAAGCGCCGCCCTCCAGCCCCTACGGGAACCCAGGCAAGGCCCCTCCCTTCGTTCGCGTCAAGGTAGACGCGCCCGAGGAACCGGCCATTAATCCGGACACGGGCAACCCCGTGGACCCCATTCCAGTCAACACGAGGATCAAGGGAAAGGCTGCGAGACTAGCACAAGCCACCGCCGCGCAGGATGCGCCGCAACCGGCCTTTAAAGAGGACACGGCGGCGACGATAGCGCAGGCTATGGCGGCTGATCCGACGCTGGCAGCAGCGGCACGGACGCAGAGCCCCGGCTCAATCTACCTACAGCGCGGCCTGGGTATCAGCCACGACGAGGCGATTGACCTCGCCCATCGCTCAGAGGCGGCCGGCGTCATCCCGCAGGGGGCGGCCAGTGTCGTTTCCAACGTCTCCGCCACACCGTCACACCCGTCCGATCTGGCGGCCATTAAGGACTTCCACAGGCTGTCCCAAGGCTTCCCTAAGGCCACCACCGGCCCCCAGCTAGACGCCCAAGGCCAGCCTATACGCTCCGTTCCGGCCTACCAAGCGGCCCACGGCGCGTATCACAGCACGGCCCAGGCGCTCGCCCAGCAGGCTGAAGCAGCGTTCCCCGGAGCAGGGGGCGCAGCGGTCCTCCAGGTGGCGGCGACGCACGGGGCAACCCGCGCTGAGACGGTGGCGTTGAAACGGGCGGAAGCTCGTCAGCTACTCGACAAGCTCCCACCAGAACAGCGTTCAGCGGCCTCCGCGTATCTCCTGGCCGACAGCCTCATTAACCACGGATGATAGAATGATAAACCACCTCTCGATCCCGCACACCGGGGTGTCGGCGTCCGCGGGCATGGGCCAGATGAACCACGGCCACAGCCAGCAGATGGCCTTCGCGGCCAACCGCCGTCTACAGATGGCACGGGCAATGAGCGGTCAGCCCGCCCAGCCCGGCCCGATGTCTGGCATGATGGGGGCGCCCCCGCCACAACAGGCTCCGCAAGGCGACTTCCGCCAACACGTAGCGCAGGCCGCAGGCGTCCCCGCAGGCCCCCAGGAAGTGCATGGAGCAATCCAGAAGCTCACCCAGGCGGGCCAGTTCACGCCGCTCCAGGGGCACGCCTTGATGGCGCACCAAGGGCCACTACAAGGACCCCAGGGCGCTGCGACTGTCCAGAAGATCGCTGGAGTGGTGCGGCAAGGCCGTATGGCCCCACGGCCCCCGATGGCGCCGCAAGCCCCGATGGCCCCCGGAATGAGGCAGTAAGGTGGCACGCAGGGGACCGAAGATAGGCCCTAAGCATGGGACGGAATACGTTGACTACCGGGGCTACCGCCCCCTGGCGTCGCGCGGCGCAGGACGGGGTAGTCGCGCCGGAGCGAGCGGGGACTGTCAGCGCCACTTCCCCGGCCCGCCGTTTTACAAGGGGAAGGTGAAGTTTACCTCCTGGTATACGTCACCGAACGGCCGGAAGTGGCGGGCCATCTGCCGCGCCAACGCGCGAAGCAAAGCATTTAGGATCGTGAGCAACATGGAAAAAGACGTCGAGTTCGCGGACTCCCGCGCCAGACTTATGGTCGAGAAGGCCGTTGAGATCGTGGTGGACATCTGCGCCCCTGCGAACCCCCGCGCCCAGGCCGAGGGCTACGAAGGCAAGGCGGTCTACGAATATAGCGCGAAGGACCGTATAGCGGCCCTGAAGACGATTTTGGAATACACACAGTCCAAGCCTGAGAGCAAGTCAAAGGTGACTGTAGCAACCGCCGAGGACTGGCTCGCGGGCCTTGACAACTGAAGAGAAGGCCAAGGCTGCGCGTAAACGGCTCCGGGATGATTTCCGATACTGGAGCATGAATTGTTGGTCAATCAGGACCAAAGAGGCGAAGATCGTCACCATGCGGCTCAATCGAGCCCAGGAGAGGCTGCTGGAGTGCTGCACGCAGCAACTTGAGGACAGGGGCTATGTCCGCCTGATAGTTCTCAAGGGCCGGCAGATGGGCTCCTCGACGTTCTTTGAAGCGTTCCTTTATCATTGGGTGTCTCAACGAGAAGCCCAGAAGGCCCTTGTTGTGGCCCACGATAAGGAAGCCACCAAGGTCCTCTTCACGATGACGCGCCGCGGCCACGACAGGATGCCCGAAGCCCTCAAGCCCCATACGGCCGCCGCCAGCACCACTGAGCTTGTCTTTGACAAGTTGGACAGCGCCTACCGCGTGGCTACGGCTGGCGGCGACGGCATTGTGCGGGGTGATACCTTGACCGCGACGCACCTCTCGGAGGTCGCGTGGTGGCCTAAGGGCTCAGCCCTTGATAACTACTCAGGCCTCATGGACGCCATGCCTACGGGCGTAGCTGCGAGCGGCACGGTGGCGTTTGAAGAGAGCACGGCTAACGGCTTCAACATATTTTGGGACCACTGCCAAGCAGCGCGTGGACTTGCGCGTGACGCGAATGGCGTGCGAATTGACAGCGATTGGAAGTTCGTCTTCTTGCCGTGGTTCTGGGATACCACTTGCGAAGCCAAAGTCCCCGAGGGGTTCGAGCGGTCCCCAGGTGAGATCGAACTCGCAGAGAAAATGCTCGCAGAGTTCGGTGACGTGTTGACTGACGCCCACTTGCAATTTCGCCGATTGAAGATCGCAGAGAAGGGGACGGACCTCTTCATGCAAGAATATCCCTGCACGCCTGACGAAGCGTTCTTAGCTTCCGGCGCGCCGGTTTTCGACGCTGGCAAGATACAAGCGCAGTTAGAGAAGCAGATCAAGCCGATTGCACTTAAGGTGTTGACGCCGGCCTTGAAGTGGGAGGACAGCCGCCTAGGGGAACTTAAGTGTTACCTTCCCCACGACCCAGCGGAAACCTACTACATCGGCGGGGACGTCGGCTTCGGTGTCCGCAAGGACGCCTCGGTGTTCCAGGTGCTCGACAGCAAGAAGCGTCAGGCAGCCGTGTGGCGCTCTAACCGCATTGGCGCGGACTGGTTTGGGACTGTCGGCGCGTGCTTGGCGAGCTACTTCAACGACGCTTTCCTCTGCATCGAGCGCAACGGCCCAGGCATCCTGACGAACCGTGTCGTCCACATAGACATGGCCTACCGGAACGTTTACCGCGAGTTCCTGTATGACAAGATCACGGACACTGAGACGGAAGTTGTCGGGTTCGGCACGACCGTCCGCAGCAAGCCGTTGGTGATTGAGGAACTCCGCGCCGCCATCCTCGGCAGCGAGATTGAGATTTACGACGAGACGACGCTCCACGAACTGATGCGCTTCATCGTCAGTGAGTCGGGGCGATACGAGGCCGAACAAGGCCATCACGACGACACGGTGCTTGCACTGGCGTTCGTTAACCACGTTCACGAGGGTGAAGTGACTGCGATCGTCAACCAGGAAAGCTGGTATACGCGCATCGAGTAGTCCACGGCTCCGCACACAGGACAACCATACATGGCTGAACGAAAAGAGCCGGCGCTGGACGACGATCGTATCTGCGCGCTCATTGACCACGGGATCGGACAGAGCGTCGGGTTCAGCGAAAGTAAGCTGAGCAAGGAGCGCGAGAGGGTCCAACTCTTCTACGACGGTGAGCGCCCCCTCAAGGCCCACGCAGGCGACTCAGGATACGTTTCAGACGACGTCTGGATCGGCGTCGAGAGCATGAAGGCTCAGCTCCTCGACGTCTTTGCGGCCAACGCAAGGCCCGTGAAGTTTACCCCGACGTCGGCTGAAGATGTCCCTGCGGCTAAAATCCGCACCGACTATGTTACGCACGTCATCATGGACCAAAATCCCGGCTACGAGATCATGCGGGACACCATCGAAGAGGGCCTGAAGTCCCGCGCGGGTATCTGCAAGGTCTGGTGGGACGTCAAGTCCAAATGGGAATACACAGAACTTAGTGACGTCGCTGAGCAGGACCTCGTCCAGTGGCTCGCCCAGAACCCCGACGTGGAAGTCCACGAGAAGGAGACCAGGGCCGGCGACGGCGCGGTCTTCAAACGGGTCAGCCTGAAGCAGCGTAAGGACGTCTCGCAGGCGCGCATTAAGCAGCTTGCTGGCGAAGAGTTCGGCATCAGCCCGATGGCCGAGGACCTTGAGACGGCGGACCTTACCTTCGACCGTCACGAGATGACTGTCAGCGACCTCCTGAAGGCCGGCTACGACAAGGACAAGGTCGCTGACCTTCAGTCTAATGATCGTCTGTGGCTGGCCACGGAGCCCGAGAAGATTGCGCGCTTCCAAGGCACAGACGACATGATCGGCACGAAGGTGCTGGAGGACGGCCAGGAGGCGCGCCGCACCGTCATGGTCTACGAGTGCTACCTGGAGCTAGACATTGACGGCACGAAAGAGAGTCAGCTCTTCAAGGTAACCAAAGTCGGGGACACTATCCTCGACAAAGAGCCTGTGGACGAGAAGCCCTACATCGCCTTCGTCCCGCTCCCCCGCCCTAATGCCTTCTGGGGGGCCAACTTCGCGAAGCGCCTGGAGCACATCCAGACCGCGAAAACCTACCTGCAACGCTCCGTCGTCAACCATTCGCTCCACACGAACAACCCTAAGACGCTCGTCCGGTCAGGCACTCTGGCCAACCCTCGGGAGCTGATGGAGAACCGCTTCGGCGGCATCGTCAACGTGAAGGACGTCAATGGCGTCGTCCCGATGCAACAGTCCGCGTTGAACCCGTTCGTGCTGCAAGTCGTGCAGATGCTTGACCAGCAGAAGCAGGAACTCACCGGGCAGTCGTCCCTAAGCCAAGGCCTCAACCCCGACGCGGTGTCCAAGCAGAACTCCAGCGACATGGTCCATGAGCTGATTTCAGTCAGCCAGCTTCGCACGAAGATCGTCGCCCGGAACTTCGCTGAAGGCTTCCTACGGCCGCTCTACACCCGCATCTACCAGCTTGTCCTCCGCAACGAGGACCGCAAGAAGATCGTCGCGGTGTCCGGCCAGTGGGTCCACGTAGACCCCTCTCAGTGGCCCGACGAGTGTCAGGCCCAGGTTAACTTCGCCCTTGGCTACGGGGAAGCTGACAAGGAAGTGGCCAAGTGGGGGACGATTGTCCGGGCGATGACGTCCGACCCCACGCTGGCCCCGTGGTTCACCCCACAGGAGCACCACTACTGTGCCACACGGGCGCTTGACGCCTGGGGCATAGCTGACAGCGCTCAGGTGCTCAGGCCGCTCCAGAGCCCCATCCAGCCCCCGCCAGACCCCCTGCACGCGGCTGAGGTCAGCATGAAGAACGCTGACGCCGCTGCCAAGAACGCCCAGGCGCAAACCAGCGTCCAGGCCCAGCAGCTCGCCTCTCAGAAGATGCAGAACGAGCATCAACTGGAGATGACGAAGTTGCAGCTTGAAGTGAAGAAGCTTGAGCTGGAGATGGCGAAGATACAGCAGACCGGCGGACAGCATGACGAGAAGCTCCAGATTGAGAAGGACAAGCTCGCTCATCTGGTGACCGTAGACGCTGCGGAAATAGCGCTGCAATACGCGGCCCAGCAGCAAGACAAGCTCACTGCGAACGCAGAACCGAAGGGTTAGTATGAACCGCTCTACAGACGACCTCATCGCCCAAGTTGAACGGGGGCAGGCCATGGATACCGCCCTCGACTCCGAGCCGTTCAAAGAGGCCGTTGACCACCTTACGAGTTACCACTTGGCAGCCCTTATCGCCTGCCGGCCGGGTTATGCGGCCGACGCGGAGGCGCTAGCGTTCCACCATAGCCAACACCACGCTCTAGCGGAGATCATTGCCCAGATGGTGCAGTGGTCGGCCGCGGGCAGAGCAGCCAGCGACGCGCTCGAATGGGCGCGCGAACACGGAGATGAATAAACCTGATGTCTGTCTCTATCCTAATGGACGAGCACCAAGACGACGGCGTAGACGCCTTCCTGAGCAATTTGACAGGCGAGGACCCTAAGAAGCCCTCCACCAAGAAAGTTGAAGAGGCACCCGAGGAGCAGGAAGAGACACCTGTGTCCGAGGAAGATACACAAACTGCGGACGAGAAGACCGAAGATACCGAAGATACCGAAGGCGAAGAGGGCGAGACTGACCCCGACGACGCCGAAGTCGAGATCAAGGTCGGTGAAGAAACCAAGAAGGCCACGATCAAGGAGCTGAAACGGCTCTACGGTCAAGAGGCCGCTCTCACGCAGAAGTCTCAAGCACTAGCTGCCGCTCGCACGGCCGCGGACCAAAAGTTCTCTCAGGCCGACACCGCGCTGACCGCAATGGTCGAACGCGCGAAGACCGCCTACGAGCCCTACGCCAACCTGGACTTCATGGTCCTGGCCCAGCGGATGGACACAGAGACCTTCCAGGCTCTTCGCCAGGACGCTGCACAAGCCGAAAGCAACCTCAAGTTCTTTGAGGCCGAGCTTACAGGCCTTCAGCAAACCCAGGCACAGCATACAGCCCAGGCCCACCGCGAGGCGGCCACGGCTTGTATTGCGGAGCTTAACGACCCTGAAAAGGGTATCAAAGGTTGGGGTGAGCCCCTGTATAACGAACTGATGGCTTTCGGCGCCAAACACATTGGCCCGACCGTTCGTCAGATGACCAACCCCGCCGCCATCAAGACGCTCCACATGGCGATGCAGTGGGCGAAGTCTCAGGACGCTCTCAAGACTGCCGCGGCCAAGGTCCAGGCAGCCCCCAACAAACCCACCGTGGTGCTGAAACCCGGCGCCAGTAAAACCCAAGGCGGACGTCAGGCCACTGCAATGCAGGCCCTACGCCGTTCGGGTTCCACTGACGACGCCACTGACGCGTTTCTCGCCAGCTTCAAGTAAACCCTCTATCTCTCAGGAAGTCCCATGTCCAACGCTATTATGGCGTCCTACGACCAAATCGGTAAGAAAGAAGACATCTCCGATATCATCACGAACATCAGCCCGACGAAGACGCCCTTCCAGGCGATGATTGGCTCTGAAGGCATCCACCAGGGTGTCCACCAGTGGCAGGAAGACTCGCTGATCGCGGTCGGCACCAATGCCCAGGTTGAAGGCGCGACGGCCATCTCCGCCGTTCAGAACCCGACCGTGCTGCGTTCCAACAGCACACAAATCCTCATGAAGACCGCTTCCGTCACTGGAACGGCGGACGTCGTGAAGACATACGGCCGTGACAAGGAACTGGCATACCAGCTCTCCCTGCGTTCCGCCGAGGTCAAGCGCGACCTTGAGAACGCCATGGTTGGCGTGAACCAAGCCGTGACGCTTGGCTCCGACGGCGTGGCTCGTTCCATGGCGTCTGCGCTGAACATGATTGACAGCACCGGCACCTACTTCATGGGCGCTGCCACCCCGCTTGGTGGCTCCTCGGGCACCCCTGCGACGATCTCCGAGGCGGCACTGCTTGCCGTGGCTCAGCAGCTCTACACGGCCGGTGCAGACCCCGACACCGTGCTGGTGAAGCCGGGCGACAGCCTGAACGTGTCCGCATGGCAGTATAGCAACCGCACCCGGTTCGTTGACAACGGCACGAAAGACATCGTGAACGTGGTCAACTTCTACGAGTCGCCGTTCGGTCGCCTGAAGATCGTGATGGACCGTTTCATCCTGAACACCTCTGCGCTCGTGTTCGAAGCGTCCATGTGGAAGAAGCTGGTTCTCCGTAACTGGTTCCGCGAGACGCTGGCGAAGACCGGCGACTCGACGCAGGTAATGATTGTCGGGGAATTTAGTCTTAAGCACCGCAGCCGCACGGCTTCCGGCGCTATCACGAACTTGGTCTGAGGTTGGCTGAGAGGGGGCTTAAACTCCCCCTCTCGTCCCTTTCTAGGAGCCATCAATGGCACAATCCAATCTGGCCGAAGGTGGTAATGTATTCACCGACCTCGGCTTCCTTCAGGCGAACGTCGGCTTGCCGGCGCTGCAATTCCCGACCAAGTCCATCACGAACGCCATCACGTCCACCGCTTCCAGCGGCGTGGCGCTGACGTGCGCGATCAACATCATCTCTGTGGCCAACTCCACCACCACCTACGGCGTGTCTCTGCCGGCCCTGGTGCTGACCGGTATGGAGTGCCGCGTCATCAACAACGGCGGCACGATCCAGACGGTCTACCCACCGACAGGCGGGACGATTGACGGCGGCAGCGTAAACGCCGGCGTGACTATCGCAGCGGCGGCCAACTCTGGCAAGACGTTCCTCCAGACGGGGTCAATTACCTACATCACTTCCAGCCTCACCTAAGGAACCCCCAATGTCCTTCGGCATGAAGCCGGTGCTGTCGTATCAGGTGTCCATCAGTGGCTCATCTGCCGCAGCGTCCAATCCCGTCACCGCGGGCGTAACCCACGTCCGCCTCCACACCGACACAGCCTGTAGCGTGGACATCTCCCACGCTGCTACGGCCTCCCTGACGACCTCGATGCGCCTCGCAGCCAACTTTCCGGAATACTTCCTCTGTAACGGAAACGGTGGCGATAAGGTTGCCGTAATTGGCACTTCAGGCACCCTCACCGTCACCGAGATGTCCAACTAAAAGGTAGCCCCATGGCCACAGTATACGACGACCTCAATCTGACTACCGACGTCAACACGGCTATGGTGACCCGTTTAGCGGCTCCCGGCCCGATTGGCAACACGACTGCTTCCACCGTTGCAGCCACTACCCTGAACAACACCGTAGCAGCGGGTTCGGCCATCAACGCGGCCTCGCTCGGTGCGACTACGGCAGGCACCGTTGCGGCGACCACGCTGAACAACACCACAGCGGCGGGCTCGGCTGTCACGGTTGCAACCCTGAACAACTCGACCGCTGCGGGCTCCGCCCTCAATGCGGCGTCGCTTGGCGCCATAACGCCGGGCTCGGTCGCTGCGACGACTGTCAACGCCTCTGGACTGATCACGCCAACCAGCGCGATCGGCATCGCCGGCACCGTCACCAATGACGAAGCGCAGGCGGGCAGCATTGGCGAGTATCTATCCTGTGCCATGACGACCGTTGGAGCCACAGGCACCACGGCCACCGTTGTGGGCGACAGCGTCTCGAAGGTCATCACTGCCACCGCGCACGGCCTCGTGGTCGGGCAGGCGGTCGTGTTCACCAACTCGGGTGGCGCGCTGCCAACTGGCATTGGCGCAGGCAATCTGTATGTGACTGCGGGCACCGTGACAGCCAACACGTTCGGCGTATCGGACACCCTGGCACACGCTCTGGCAGGCACGAACGGCATTGCTCCGTCCGGGGCTGGCACAGGCACGCAGACCGTTCACGGCTACTGCTCCTTCGTCACGTCCACCACCACCTACGACATCTGCGGGATCAACCTCCCGGCCGGTGACTACGACGTGGACGCCTATATCTTCCCAGGCATGGCGGCTTCCGTCTCCTATACCAACTGGGAGTTCTGGATTGCACAGGCTGGAGCCTCTGCGGCCCCGACCACAGCAGCCCAGGTGCTCTCGCAGGGCTACACGACCGCTCTGTCGGCTGTGGCGTCCGTCGTGCTGACCTCTCAGTGGGCCACTGCGGGCACCACTCGGGTCAAGCTGGCGAGTGCAGGCATCATCGCGCTGGCAGGCCGGGCGACCTTCACGGTCGGCACGCTGTCCCCGCAGGCGCTCCTTCGCGCTCGTCGGGTTCGTTAATGCTGCGCCTCCTCGACAACGAAGTCCAGTTTAAGTCCAACGCTGATGGCCTGCTTGTTCTACACGAGCAGGTTATCACGCCGGAGTTTCTGGCTAGCTGTAAGTCTATGCGAGAAGCGCAAGCGGACATGCGCCAGCGTGAAATGAACCAAGTGGCCAGCGTGCCTTGCCACGTTATTGAGATTTGGATCAAACAGGGCCGGGACCCATGGAACGCCTCTTCACGGGAGATCGTTCAGTGGTTGGAGAAGGATAGTCTCCAGGCGTTTATTACCACAAACGGTAAAGTCTGAGCTGCGCGGATATGGCTCAGACTAAAGAAGAGCGCGTCGCCCGTAACAAAGTGTGGCGCCAGGAGAACCCTGAAAAGGTGCGCTCCTGCTACACTAAGTCCGCGCGCGCGCGGTATCGGACACAGAAGGGACGCGCGTCTGCGTTGTGGTATATGGCGCGGACGCGCGCCAAGAAAGCCGACGTTCTATTCATGATCACGAAAGAATGGATCGAGGAACGCCTCATAGGGGGCGTGTGCGAGGCGACAGGATTACCCTTAGACATAGGCCTAATAAAGGGGCCTTACGCCCCTTCGCTAGATCGCATTGAACCGTCCGCGGGATATACTCCAGACAACTGCCGGATGACCATTACCGCGTTCAATCTAGGCAAGAACCGCTGGCCCGATGACGTGCTAGCTCACTGGGCGAAAGCCTTCCTTCAACAACACGACTCAGCACACTAGAGGAGGGCCGGGTGTCTTATAATTCGATGCTGAACTCGTTCGAAGTCATTTTGAACAGGGACGACTGCTCCGATGCCCAGGCTGAGGAGTTCATGGCGCAAGGCATACAACGAATTCAACGCGATTGTAGGCTCCCAAGTATGGAAAGGGCTCAGGTAGTCAACATCGGCGCCTCCGGCTCCAGCATGATCCTGGTGCCGCAGGACCTCGTCCAGCTCATTGACATCATCTGGCAAGGCCCCCGAACGGCCTACCCGGTGGCCCTCAAGAAGCTCCCCTACCGCGACCTTCTCCGCCGCCCGGCCCTCGCTACGCCGCAGTATTACGGGCGCCTTCAGGGCCAGTATTGGCTCTCCGGCACGGCAGCCTCGGGGGACACGCTCCAGCTCATTTACTACGGCAACTTTAGCGACTGGACGACAGCGGACTCCGACAACGAGTTGTCCGCAAGCACCCCTGATCTCGGCGTCTACGCCGCCCTCAGCTACGCGGGCGACCACTTCGAGTGCTCCTTGGCCGCCCAGTGGGAGGCTCGCTTCCAGGCCATCAAGGCTGAGGTCATTCAGATGTCCATTGACCTCGACGCCGAAGGCGGGGAGCAAACCATGCAGCCTATCTACCACTGGGATTGAGCCATGACCGACACAGTCACTTCTACGCCTGCTGGCTTCTTCCAGATCGGACAAGTGAACAACACCACCGTTGAGGACCTCGTCTCCGCGGTAAACGGCGCGCTGACCATCTCAGACGAGGTGGCAGCGGCCCTCACGGCGGCCAACACAGCGACAGCGGCGGCACAGGCAGCTCAGACCGCCTCTGCGGCGTCTGTGGCCTCCATTGCCAGCTCAGTGACGGCCGCCGCCGCCAGTGCCACCTCAGCGACCAACAGCGCCACTACGGCCACCACAGGGGCCACTAACGCGGCCACCAGTGCCACCTCAGCCGGCACCAGTGCGACTGCCGCGGCTGCAAGCTCCTCTACGGCCACCTCAGAAGCCTCTACGGCCACCACGGGAGCCAGCAACGCCTCCACCTCGGCCACCGCCGCGGCCACCTCAGCTACTGCCGCAGCCTCCAGCGCCACCTCAGCGGCCACCAGTGCCACCTCCGCTACAGCCTCGGCCACCACTGCCGCGGGCTATGCGATCAACTCCGGCACCGTCACCGCGGGCGGCGCGCTCGGCCTCGTCCTGACCAACGGCACCACCATTGCCGTGGGGGGCACCTTCGCCACGGCCTCTGCGGCAGCGGGCTACGGGCTCAACACGGGCACCGTGACGGGTGTGGGCAAGCTCAATCTGATCCTGACCAACGGCACCACTGTCACAGCCGCCGGGCTGGTGACGCCGGCGGAGCGCGGCGCTCTGGGTGGGCTGATCACGTCCCGCAACGGCGGCACACCAAACACCCAGATTGACATCTCGGCTGGCTACGCGATGGACGAGGTGGCCCAGGCGGGCTACATCACGTCGTCCGGGGTGCTGACGATCAACGCTGCGACAACCGGCGCCAATGGCCTCGACAGTGGCTCCCTGGCGAACTCGACGGTCTACCACGTCTTCGTCATCGGCAAGACAGACGGCACTGTTGCCGGCTTCATGTCCACCAGCCTGACGCCTACGTTACCTACAGGCTACACGCTCCGCCGCCGCATCGGCTCGGTGCGCACAGACAGCAGCGCCCACTTCCTCGCATACGTGCAGCTAGGGGACGAGTTCCTGCTGGCGGCGGGTATAGCGGACGAGGCGGCCCTTGGCGTCACGAACTCCGCTACCCTTCTGGCGTTGTCTGTCCCCACGGGTATCCAGGTAAACGCGCTCTTTAACGGGGAAATGATCTCCGACACAGCGGCCACCCTGGGGCTGTTTACGAGCCCTGACCAGACTTCCACAGCCGCAAACACGCCAGCAGGAAACTTTCAACTCGACGTAGCTGTAGCCCTCGGGGCTGACGCCGCGCAGTTGAACATCCGCACCAACACGAGCGGGCAGGTGCGCTTCATCTCGTCCATTGCCTCGCCGCACTCCACGTTGAGCATTGTGACGCAGGGTTGGGTAGACACCCGCGGTAGGTTCGCATGAGCCTCTATTGGGACGGCTTGGTAGCCAGTGACGGCGTGCAAGCGCTGATCAACGGCACCGGGCACCCCGCGGTGATCGGGGACAGCATTACCTACTACATGACGCCCCACTGGACTGGCTTAGGGCCGTGCAACGGGCCTTATGCCAACCTAGGGTTCCCTGGGGCCATGCTAGAGGACATGTGCGACTACGCAGTGCCTATGCTGGCCAAGGTAAAGCCCTCCGCAGCCATCATCCTGATTGGCATCAACAACGCACTCGACGCGCAGAACAGCCGACCAAACCCGTTCATTAACGGGTTGGGGGTGATCATCCCGGCGCTGCGCGTGTGGACGAACAAGATAGCGCTAGCGACGATCCTTCCAATGGAGAAGGGCATCCCAGGTATTGCGGATGCTGCCTCTATCCAGCCGTTCGTAATCAACCTCAACGGGATCATCAGGCAGGCAGCTACCGTTGAAGGCGTGTGCCTGCTGGAGACCAACGCGGCCTTCGCTGGCCCTGACGGCTTCGCGCTCCCAGGCAACACCGTGGACAGCGTGCATCCGTCTGCGGCTGGGTTTGCAGCGCTCAAGCCTCTTTACGACGGATTTCTCTCATGAACGAGTGGCTTAAAACGAACATGATGGTCGTCATTATGGCCGTTGGGTTCATCATCTCAGCCTCCCTATGGGTGGGCTCACTGTCCTCCAAGAGCGGGGTTACCGACGCCACCCTGGTTGCCACCAACGGCGCCCTGACGGTCGTCAACGCGCGCATGGATCGGCTATTTGACAAGCTGGACAGCATAACCGGCACACTGCCCGTCATGGCTGAACAGATCAAACAAGTCCGGGAGGCTATCGCCCTCGCCAGAGGAGACGCCGCGTCATTGGACGTCCGTCTGCGTGGCATGGAGAACAACATCGCTGCTGTCCATGCCGAGGCAATTGTCCCCGACAGCCAGAAACCGCGTATATCACGGTAGGAATAACATGACTGAACTGGTGAGCCTTCCGGCAGCGTTCTTCGGCGCGCTGCTCCTTTATCGCTTTGTATGCGGCTGCATGGGGCTCGAAACAGGCTTCCGCATCAGCGTGATCCACATACACGAGGAATAAAC